CGATGCGGCGAATGCGTACTAGCTGGCGTTCGGTGTAAGCGCCTGGGCCGCGCCAATCCATGTATCCCGCGATCTCTGCGTCAGTCATCCCACAATCCTCCCGCCGAAGTCCCTGCGCATCTCGGCAATAAACGCATCACCGCTGGCGCAGGCAGCAGCGTTGGCCAGCAGCTCCTTAGAGCCGAACACACCTTCCTGCTCAGGGTCTCCATTGGCCAGATTCACGCCATTGATCTCATACACAGCGGTGAACTCGTCCGGCCCGTCCTTGCGCTGCCACGGCACCAGATCAGGGTGCAGCACATGGCCCTCGCAACCGGTGTGCTGGGCCTCCAGAGGCACCACAGCATCCCAGCGCACACAGTGCCACTCGCTGGCCTTGGTGGCCGTGCTGTGTGCGCAGGTGCGGCAGTTCACATGCTTGGTGGTCTTGCTCTCGTGGCAGAACTCGTGCGCGTCGCAAAACTTGCACTGGTACCAGCTCGGGTCCGTGCTGATCGGTGGCGGCATGTGGTCGTCCAGCGCCAGCCGGTGGCCACGCTCGATGGCCTTCATGGCCACAGCCTTGTCGTAGGCCACGCGCTCGGTATAAATGCGGTCGTCGTCTTTGCAGACAGCCAAGTACAGGGCGCGGTCGATCTCGGTGCCGTGCATGTAGAGCTGCATCTGCACAAAGTGCTCGGGCTTGGACTTCTCGACCCCGTGCTTTTCCATGTCATCAAAGGACTTCTTGCTGTGCGTTTTGAACTCAGCGATGTGGCGCTTCTTGGGTGCCTCCGGCACGCCAGACTCGACGATGGCGTCCAGGCTGCCGGAGACGTGGCAGCCAAGATCGACTCGGGTCTGCTTGCCCGAGGTGCCGCGAATGTCCATGCCGATGGCTCTGAGGTCCGACACGATGGTGGCCTCCTCCATCTGGCCACGGCGAAACAAACGCAGGATGCGGCCAGGGAACTTGGGCTGCACAGCCCAGCGAAACGACAGCCACAGCCACCGGTCGCAAGGATGGCCCAACTGGCTGCAGCCCATGTGCCCTCTGGGCTGCTCGGCCTTTGCCTCGTGCGCCTTGTCAATCAAGGCCTGAATGGTATGCTCTGATTCGGGAATCTTCACTGGGTTCTCCTTCATGTAGTTGCCATTTGCCCCAACCTCCGCAAGAGGCTGGGGCTTTTTCTTGGGTGGGGTGGCCGGTACTGATCTCCGGCTTGTTACCTTGCGGCGGTGGACTCAACCAGAGAGAAGCCTTACAGGCCCGAGGCGCTTTTCAATTCCGCCTCACGCATCTGCCCACTGGCACCACAACAGCATGATCTTGCTTGCGTATCAGCCTACGCATTCACCCCAAAAATCACTTCTTGACCCAAGGCGGCGAGGCCTTGGCAGGCTTTGCCGGTGCGGCCTCAGCCACCTGGGCGGCAGCCGCAGGCGCTGCAGACAATGCGCCTTTGAAGGCAGGCGCAGCACCACCGCTGATAGCGCGGTAGGCCTTGACCTCGTTGCTGGCCTCGTACGTCTTGCCAGTCTTCTCGTCCAGGCGAGAGGCTCGAATGGACAGCTTGATGTTCAGACTCCCGCCAATGAGCTGGTCGGTGTCGGTCACCTTGGCCAAGCCGATAACGCGCATGATGTCGCCAAGCTGCTGGCGTCCGATCTCCTCGGCCTTGGCGCTCGCGTTTTTGATGTTGAGGTTTGAGAACACCACCCGGCCCTGGTGCGTTGGCCCGGTGATGTCCAGGCGTATCTTGATGTACTGGCCAGTGCCGTCGGCGGTGGGCTTCAGCTCAGCCTGCGTGATGGTGGCGTTGTAAGCGCCTTCAGGAACCGGTGAGCTGATGTTGCTGCTCTGGGGCAGGTCGTTTGCGTCGAATGTTTGTCCAAGAAAAGCCATGATTTACTCCTTGATGGTGATTTTGAAAGATGGGCGGCCAGGCTTGGCCGTGATAGCACCGGCCAGCGGTTTGGTGATTGATTCGTCTGCAGCCTTCCACAGCGTCATGCTGATCTCAGGCTTCCAGCGAAACAGGCGGCTCAGGTGCTCGGTCAGGCCGTGCTCAGCGGCCAGCTCCTGCAGCTTGTCGCTGTCCACCTTGCGGTCGATGCGGCCCGAGATTTTGACCACAAAGCCTTGCGGCTCGGCAGTCTCGGTGCTCTCAAACGACTCAGGCAGCGCCAGCAACTTGACGATCTGATCCTCGATCTTGCGGCGCTCGGTGACTGCCTTCTCCTCGTCGGTCTTGTGGCGCAGCCAGTCGGCGCTCAGGGTTTTAAGGTCGCTCATGCTCGTGCTCCAATCTTGGCGATGATGGCGGTCAGGTCCGGCGTCTCCCAGGCATCCAGCTTGCCGCTGCGGTCCTTGGCCAGCCACAGGCCATCGCTGTCGCACATCAGGGCGCGCTGCGTGGCACCCTCGCCATCCTTCTCAACACGCAAGGCCAGCACCTCATCAAAGAAGTAGGGCAGCGCCTGGCCGGTTTTGTTGCCCGGCATCGAGGGCGCATACAGCACCCGACCCATCTCGTCCTGCGTCTTCTCCAGCTTGGCGCTCATGTAGACATGGCGTCCAGGCAGATCGCGGAAGGCGCGGATGATGTCGGCCATCTGCTCTTGCATTGCACCGTAGGCTGCGCGTGGGTCTTTGTTGACCTTCTTCTCGTGGTTGAGGCAGACCTCAGCGATCTCGCTGATCGAGTCAAGGGCCACCGACTGGTAGGCCTTGGCATCGTCCGAGCTGGTCAACCATTCGTAGGCCTCCCGCAGATCGTCCATCGAGGCGATCTCGATGAAGGGCAGGTCTGCGTCCTGAATGGACAGCAGGCCACCTTCAGCGGACAGCACGATGGGGCTGGGCAGGCTTTTGATCAGCGAGGTTTTACCCGCACCGGCCTGGCCATAGACCAGGACTTTGACACCGTTGGCAGCCAGGCTGCCGGTGGACTTCACGTTGATTGCCATGAGTGGCTCTCCTATTTGGGTTGCACCTCCGTCGGGGAATCCGTTTGAGGTGTGCTTGCATCTTAAACCAGAATTAGGGTATAGTGCAAGCACTCCCGCAAATATATTTTCAGAGGTGCAACTTATGATGACTGTTGAGCAAATCAAAAAACGGCTGGAAGATGCCAATCTCAAGAGGGTGGCCGAGAACGCAGGCGTGCATCCGGCCACGGTTTACCGCTTCATGCAGGAGGAGTCCAAGCCCCTGTATGAGACGGTCAAGGCGCTGTCGGACTACCTGACAAGGCAGGAGGCCACAATCAATGGCTGACCTCTCCAACGTCCTGGGCGGCCCTTGGTCGCCACCACCAGAAAAACGAGTTGCACCGCCTGAAGAGCAGCTCATCGATGCGATCAAAGCAGCAGGGCTTGAGCCACCAGATCACATCGAGATGGATGGCAAGATTCACCGCTTCAAGTCAGGCACCAAAGGCACACCAGGCATTGACAAGCCCGGCTGGTATCTGATCTTCGGTGACGGCATCCCGGCAGGACGCTTTGGATGCTGGCGATCCGGCATCGAGGTGACATGGCGTGCGGACGTGGGGCGCAAGCCCACCGAGTTTGAAGAGATGGCCCATGCCAAGCGCATGGCCGAGGCAAGGGCGCTGCGCGATGCTGAGCTGGAGCGCAAGCACCAAGTGGCCAGCGAGACGGTTGAGAAAATCTGGACAGGCGCTCAAGGAGCCAGCCCAGAGCATCCATACCTGCAGCGCAAGGGCATTGGCGTGCATGGCGCACGGATTACCGGCGACGGTCGCCTGGTGGTGCCGCTATATGACCAGGATGGCACCTTGGCCACACTGCAGTACATCGACCACGACGGTGGCAAGCTGTATCACCCCGGCGGCCAGACTGGTGGCAAATTTTGGATGGTGGGCACGATGGACGAGCCAGGCACGCTGTTCGTAGCCGAGGGCTTTGCCACAGCGGCCACCATCCACGAGACGACCGGCAGGCCGGTGGTGGTGGCCTACAGCGCCAGCAACTTGGTGCCGGTGACTGGCAGCCTGCGCGAGGTGCACGGTGCCAGCCAGGACATCGTGATCGTGGCCGACAACGACAAGTCAGGAGTTGGCCAGCGGTATGCAGAACAGGCCTCGGCCAAATTTGGAGCCAGGATGGTCATGCCGCCAATCGAAGGAGATGCCAACGACTACGTGCAGGCAGGCCATGACCTTGCCAGCCTGCTCATGCCCAGCCACGACGACTGGCTGATCCCAGCCGACGACTTCTCGGCCCAGCCCTCACCCATCTCCTGGCTGGTCAAACGCTGGCTGCAGGCCCAGGCGCTCATCATGGTTCACGGCCCAAGCGGTGGCGGCAAGACATTCGTGGTGCTCGACTGGTGCCTCAGGATCGCCTCACAAACGCCTGAATGGGCTGGCCAAAAGGTTCGGCCAGGCAACGTGGTGTACTTGGCCGGTGAAGGCCACCACGGCCTGCGTGGGCGCGTCGCAGCCTGGAAGCACCATTACCAAGTCGGTCGCCTATCCATGTGGCTGTCCAAAGATGGCTGCGACCTCAACACCCCGACCGGCTACCTGAAGGTGGTCGAGCAGGTCAGGATGCTGCCAGAAAACCCGTCCGTCATCGTGGTCGACACCCTGCACAGGTTCTTGGCCGGAGACGAAAACAGCGCTCAGGATGCCAAGACCATGCTGGACGCCTGCAATGCCCTGATGATGGAGTTCAAATGCTCGGTCATCCTGGTGCACCACACCGGCATCTCCGACGAGGCCCAGCACAGGGCGCGAGGCTCAAGCGCATGGCGCGGTGCTCTGGACATCGAGATCAGCATCGTGCCAGGCAAGGACGGCGTGCCCATGCAAATCGTGCAGCGCAAGTCCAAGGATGCCGAGCTGGCGCAGACGGTTCACGTCGAGCTGCAGCAGGTGACCATCCCCGGATGGTACGACGAGGACAACCAGCCGGTCACCAGCGCGGTGGTCGTGGAGGCCTCAGCACCCATCCAAACCACCAAAAGGGACAGCAAGATCGACACCCACCGCAAAACACTTGAGAGCGCCTGGTGGGGCACAGGCGCTGAAGAGCGAGAGGGTTTACCCTACATAAGCAGGTCGGCACTCAAAGACAAGCTGGCAGCCGATGGCCGAAAACCTCGGACCATCGAGAACGATCTCAGCCCAGCATACCCAGATAAATTGATCGGCGCACTCATCCTGGCTGAACTTATCAGCCCACTTGAGCACGGCTGGGTGGTGGTCGACAACGTCCAATCGAGTGCCATGATGATGCGAAAAGGTGGTAAATCGTGATGCCCCCTAGCCCCCTGAATCCCCCTCTAGGGTGTTTTGGGGTTAGGGGGCAAAACGCACGAAAAAGCCCCCTCCCCTCCCCTCACTCTCTTAAGAGTGAGGGGGCAGGGGGGCATCGATGCGGCAGGTTTCCAGAGAAAAGTTATCCACAGGAAAGTGAGCAGGCACTAACATGAAGCAACATCGAGAAACACCAGAATTCGCAAGCTGGGAACATGACACACTGGCCAAGTTCGCCAGAGACTGCTACACCAGACTGCAAGATGAGCAGGCCGCAAACGAGCAGCTTAGGCGCGATCTCAAAGACGCCATGAAGCTGGCGCACAAACAAATTCTGGAGGACAATCGAGCATGACCACGAAAACCCACGATTTAAAAGCATCGATCGAGTACATCTCGGTCGACAAGCTCGTCCCCTACGCACGCAACAGTAGAACCCACAGCGATGCGCAGGTGGCCCAGATCGCTGCATCCATCAAGGAATTTGGATTTACCAATCCGGTGCTGATTGATGGGGGGGGGGGGATCATTGCAGGACATGGTCGAGTCATGGCGGCACGCAGCATGAAAATTGACACAGTCCCGTGCATCCGACTTGGCCACCTGACCGATGCACAGAAAAAGGCCTACGTGATCGCTGACAACAAGCTGGCGCTGAATGCAGGGTGGAACGACCAAATGCTTGGCCTTGAACTGGCAGACCTACAAGGCCTTGGCTTTGATCTGGAGCTGACAGGATTCAGCAAAGACGAGCTGGCCTCCATCATGGCGCCAGAGCCGACCGAAGGCCTGACAGACGAAGACGAAGTCCCAGGCATCCCAGAGCAGCCGAAAAGCCAGCGTGGCGATGTCTGGCTGCTGGGCGAGCACCGGCTCATGTGTGGTGACAGCACGCAAGCCGACGATCTGGCCAAACTCATGGATGGCGACAAAGCCGACCTCGTCTGGACTGATCCACCTTACAACGTGGCGGTCGATGGCAAAGCAGGCAAGATCATGAACGACGACATGAGCAGGTCAGAATTCAGAAAGTTCCTGCAAGCGGTCTACGCCAGATACTTCGAGAACATGCGCGAAGGCGCGGTGATTTACGTGGCCCACGGCGAATCCGAACGCTCAGCTTTCTCGGACTGCCTTGTCGAAGCAGGACTGAAACTCTCCGAAGTCCTGATCTGGGTGAAGCAAAGCGGCACGCTCTCGCGCCAGGACTTCAACTGGAAACACGAACCCATCCTCTACGGATGGAAGGAAGGCAAAGGCCACCACTTTTGCGGTGACTTCACCTTGACCACGGTGATCGATGACGATCTGGACATCGACAAGATGAAGAAGGACGAGCTGGTGGCCATGCTCAAGCAGATCAAGGAACAAATGCCAACCACCATCGTGCGCCACGACCGGCCAACTAAGAGCGATCTGCACCCAACCATGAAGCCGGTCAGCCTGGTGCAACGCATGGTGGAATGGTCAAGCATGGACGGATGGATCGTCCTCGATCTGTTTGGTGGCAGCGGCAGCACAATGATTGCCTGCCAAAAAGCAAACCGTCGATCACGACTGATGGAGCTGGACCCGAAGTTCTGCGACGTCATCGTTAAGCGCTGGCAGGATTTCACAGGCAAAATCGCAACACACGCAGAAACCGGCAAACCTTTCGCGGAGGTTCACAATGACAGCAAAAACTGAAAAACCAACTCTAAAAAGCAAAAAGACAAAGATCGTGCCAGGTAAAAACGGCGGCGCTCGTGAGGGCGCAGGTCGACCAGCCTTTGAGCCGACCGATGCCGAGCGCAAGCAAGTCGAGGCGCTGTCCGGCTACGGGCTGCCCATCGAGCAGATCGGCGCACTGGTGCGCAATGGCATCCACGTCGACACGCTGCGCGCACACTTCAGCTCTGAGCTGGTGTCCGGCAAGTCCAAGGCAAATGCACAGGTAGGGAAAACCCTATTCCAGAAAGTCATGGCAGGCGACACGACCGCAGCCATCTGGTGGAGCAAGACCCAGATGCGATGGGCAGAAACCCAAAAGCATGAGCTGACCGGCGCAGACGGCGCACCTCTGGAGTTCACCAAGATCGAGCGAGTGATCATCCGTGGCAAAGCAAACTCTCAAGATTGAAACCCCAGAGTGGGCGCTGCCTATGCTGGAGCCTGCGCGCTACAAGGGCGCGCACGGTGGCCGTGGCTCGGGCAAATCCCACGCCTTTGCCGAGATGATGATCGAGGCCCACATCCTCGACCAGACAAGCCGCAGCGTCTGCGTGCGCGAGGTCCAGAAATCACTGGCCCAGTCCGTCAAGCGCCTGCTTGAACTCAAGATCGAGCAGATGAATGCAGGTGCCTACTTTGAGGTGCAGGAGGCCGTCATCAAGTCCAAGAAGGGCGACGGCCTGATCATCTTCCAAGGCATGCAAAACCACACAGCCGACTCGATCAAGTCGCTGGAGGGATACGACCGTGCCTGGTGCGAGGAGGCACAAAGCCTGTCGCAGCGCAGCCTGGACCTGCTGCGGCCAACCATCCGCAAGCCCGGCTCCGAACTGTGGTTCACGTGGAACCCCAGCCAGGCCAGCGACCCGGTCGATCACCTGCTGCGCGGTGACCAGCCGCCACCCGACGCTGTGGTGGTCGAGGTCAACTACAGCCACAACCCCTGGTTTCCCGACGTGCTGCGCTTTGAGATGGAGTACGACTTGTCCCGAGACCCGGACAAGTACGCTCACGTCTGGCGCGGTGCCTACCTGCAAAACAGCAGCGCTCGAGTCTTTCGCAACTGGCGCGTCGAGGAGTTCGAGACGCCACCGGAGGCCATCCACCGGCTCGGTGCCGACTGGGGCTTCGCCTCCGACCCGACCGTGCTGGTGCGCTGCCACATCATTGGCCGCACGCTCTACATCGACGAAGAGGCCTACATGGTCGGCTGCGAGATCGTGAACACACCCGACTTGTTTATGACCGTGCCCGAGTCCGAGAAGTGGCCCATCGTGGCCGACAGCGCCCGGCCCGAGACGATCAGCCACATGCGCAAGCACGGCTTTCCCAAGATCATGGGCGCGGTCAAAGGTGCCAAGTCGGTCGAGGAGGGCGTCGAGTGGCTCAAGTCCTACGACATCGTGGTGCACCCACGCTGCACGCACACCATCGACGAGCTGACGTTCTACAGCTACAAGACCGACCCGCTGACCGGCAAGGTGCTGCCGGTGCTCCAGGACAAGAAAAATCACGTCATCGATGCGCTGCGATATGCTTGCGAGGGCGTGCGCAGGGCGGTACCCATTACACGGTCCATAAACTTCACGCCATTGCCAGTGAACAGTAAATGGTGAGAAAATACTTGAAACGAGGGCGAAAATATGGCACGCATTTCAAAAGAGCAATTCTTAAGCACCCTGCATGATGATGCGCTAAAGCAATTTAACGACATCCAGACTGCCCTGCGCGACGAGCGCCTGCAGTGCCTGCAAGACCGGCGCTTCTACAGCCTGTGCGGTGCGCAGTGGGAAGGGCCACTTTGGGACCAATACGAGAACAAGCCCAAGTTCGAGGTCAACAAGATCATGCTGTCGGTGATTCGCATCGTCAACGAGTACCGCAACAACCGCATCACTGTGGACTACGTCAGCAAGGACGGCGAGAACGACAAGCTGGCCGATACCTGCGACGGCCTGTACCGTGCCGACGAGCAGGACAGCGTGGCCGACGAGGCCTACGACAACGCCTTCGAGGAAGCAGTGGGCGGCGGCTTCGGTGCCTGGCGTCTGCGCACGGTCTATGAGGACGATGAGGACGAGGAAAACGAGTATCAGCGCATCCGCATGGAGCCGATCTTCGATGCCGACAGCTCGGTGTTCTTTGACCTCAACAGCAAGCGCCAGGACAAGTCGGACGCCAAGTCCTGCTTCGTGGTCACCTCGATGACCAGGGCCAGCTACAAAGAGGAATGGGGCGACGACCCGACCGACTGGCCCAAGATCATCCACCAGTACGAGTTCGACTGGGCCACGCCTGACGTGGTGTTCATCGCTGAATACTACAAGGTCGAGGAGGTCAACGAGACCATCCGCATCTTCCGAGCCATCGACGGCACCGAGGAGCGCTACCGCCAGATCGACTTCGATAAGGACGAGAACCTCGAAGAAACCCTGAACGCCATCGGCAGCCGCGAAGTGCGG